ATTTGTTTATTTCTACTTAGTTCTTTATTTGGGGTTTTGGTTTATGATTATATACACAAAGAAACACCATCCGCCATTGATGTATATCGTGGAAGAACGGAATTAGAAATAACTAAGATTATTAGAGATTCTACTTTAGTTAGTAGAGATAGTATTGTAGTATTTAAATAAAAAGCTATGACACAGGAAGAAAGAGATATTTTATTAAAAGATTTAAGTGCAAGACTTCCATATGGAGTTAAGGTTCAACTTAGTACAAACGAGGTTGGTGTACTACGTGAGGTAGCAAAAAGAACCTGTACTGTATTTACAAAAGGCAGGATTACTCCTCCTGATTTTTACGATGTGCGTATAAATGATATTAAGCTGTATTTATTCCCATTGTCTTCTTTGACGGAAGAGCAGAAAGAGAAACTTGCAGATATGGAAATAGTATCTGAAGAATTTCTCGGTGTAAAGGCAGTTGGTTTATGGCAACAGATCGCAGTGGAGGAAGACATGTTGGTACACAAATAGAACCTCTATACTGTCATAAAGCTACAGTAGAAGAACTTATAGAACATTTTGGTGGTGACATTAATGTCGGGAGCAAATAAAATAATCCTTTAATAGAAACATTTTCGAATATGAGAAAAGCAAAAATAATAAAAGGATACCTATATCATATCCTGTGTGATGATGACGAAGTATATGTACATTCCATCTGCCCGGAAAATGGTAAGGCTATAGTAGAAATTTCTGACGGAAGATTATTTAATGTAGATGCTGAAGATATACAATTTAAAGATCCTCCTGAACCAGATAGAGGCATAATTCTTCAATCTTACTCTGTCTGTCCTGTTTGCCATGGGACCGGCAAGGTTACTCCTGGTTTTTATACATCTGGTACCATAGGACAAAATTCATATTGGTCTAACACTTGCCGGACATGTCACGGACGTGGAGTTTTAAAAAATTAAAGACCTATGAAAAGTAAGAAAGCAGAAGAATACATAAACAAGGAAAAGCATGAGGATTATCCGGGTGGATATTTATGCTATCAATTATCCGATGAAAAAGCTAAAAAGGCTGTGGAAATCGCCGAGGAAGAAATGAGGGAGAAGGCTACCGATTCATTTTGCAAAACAGTATGCGGAGGAAGAGAAAAATTTGGCAGTTGCGAATCCTGTACATTGATAAAAACATTTGAAAACGAATATGATAACTAATATTTGTCGGATATTAAAAAATTGGAAGTATGAAAAAATCACTGACTCAACTTCTTGAAAAATGGATCTGTAAACATGAATGGGTAACATACCAGAAATGCGATGTTTACGATGAATTTAGCAGGGAAATCCCTTCACATTTAGAATTTATACTTATATGCAAGAAATGTGGGAAAATAAAGAAAATAAGATTATAGCGAGGTTATACCTCGCTATTCTTCCAAAAATTTTGACAAACTTTCCATGTCATCAAATTCTTTTATTTCAGAATCATCTTTTATACGTACTCTTCTATTTTCCCTGCCTTTTTTTACAGCTTCTATCATCGTCTTGACTATTTCAGACATATTGGCCATATCTATTGTTATATTTTTACAATGCTCTACTATTGAGCATAATTCATCCGTAAAAGATCTTGATACAAAAGATACACCGGAAAAATCAAGGATAACCTTGTCTGATATACCATCTATCGCGCTCCTTATTATTTCCGCATTAGAACGGGAACGCACATCGCTGCTGATCAATGCTGATATTTTTATTATCTCCTTCTTCATGATTCCCATTTTTTAATTATTGTATATATTTTTCGTATTTAAAGTCCGCTGGAACATCTATCGGTATTCTCATTAGAATAATTGTTCCGTTCCAGCTTATTGAATCCGGCAATTTAATAAAATAACTCTTATGGTCGGAGTGTCTATGAAAACCGCCTCCTGACAACATAAAGAAGGCTCCACCCAATCCATCTACAAGCATATTCTTAGAGGATGATATTCCATAACCTCGATTCTCTGTTTCAGGCAAATCTTTGGTTGAATAACCTTCATTTGCCATTTTAAGGGCTATAGCGTCATCATCCCCGATTATATCTAAATATTTGCACGTATTTATATAACTACCCAGCACTGTTATCCCTGAATCTGCTATACATATATCAATACATCTCTCCTGGTGTATATACTGTGAATATATGTACCCAAATTTACTTTTAGAATGCTGGCTTATATTGCATATTAGTTCCCCCAAAAAGTAAGACAAAGGCGTTGTTATTCTTTTATCCGCCCCAATCTGTGTTTCAATAATATTTTGTATTGTGGTTTGCAATCCGTCGATATTACTGCCGCATAAATCAAACTTACATATTGGTATATAGGTTTTTTGTATGTAATCATTTAAGATTTCTTCAATATCCACATCTTTATCAATGCATAATAAATCATCAAAATAAATTAAGTTGAAATAAGCCCTAAGGTATGGCGGTATATTTATACATATTATTTTCTTTTCACAATTACTTCTGTATAAAGCAAGAGGGAATAAGAAAAATGGATGGAAAAGAGCAATCTTTAAAATCCCAAATAATATCATTGCTATTAATAGCTTCTACCTGATGTATCACCCGAAATAAGTAATTGAAAGCACTTCCGATTCTTTCATCTCTGGTCACATTCGGTATGTTAATGATATTACTCATTTATAGACATTTAATATAAATCTCAACTATACAAAGGTCGTAAAACTATCTAATAAAAACAATTACCGCCATAGTTTTTTAATAAAAATTAATCACAAAAAGAGGGGACACAACTCCCCTCTCACACCTTCCGATATGTTCACGACTAAATATTTACGCGGCCTTACAGGCATCTTAAAGCAAACAGGGCTATTTCGCTGATATAGCTGCTTGCTGCGTTGTCGGCTAAGTTTACAAGTATGTCAAACTTTTCGGTCATGGTGTGTTTAATTCTTTTCGTTTGCCAGGATCTTTTTTATCTTTTCATCATTAAATCCGAACATTGCTGCAAATTTCTTAAATGCATCCCGTTGTCCGGCAGGAATTAAAGCATACAGACTATTTATTGGTGTATTGCTTTTCAATGCTTTTTTCAGCTGTTTATTCTTCATTTTAATAATTCTTTTTTCTTTTTCTTGCAACAATGACACTCACAAAGGAAGTTCTTTGCTATGTCCCATGTCGCTTCCACAATGTCCTGTCCTAGGTATTGTATTTCTTCTCCGTATGGCGTAATATCAAAAGCCTGACAAATATGTGTAGCAAGATGTCCGCACTCATGCCGCCATGATTTTTCAAACTCTTTTGCGGAAGAAGTAATAGCTATTACCATTACAGTCTGACGGGTTGCATAGTTTGAATAGGTCAGTCCGGTATCGAGTTGCCCGGCAGTAAGGTTATTATATGCAGTACGGATATTTTCGTCACGGCATCCGATACTGAATAGCCTGTCCATAATCTCGTTTACATAATAAGTATCTACCGCATAATAGACAAATACTTCCCAATCATGTTTACCTAGTTCAAACCTCTGCCGGATCATATTATATCATTTCCTCCCATTCTACCGGTTCACCCTTAGCGACACAATCTGCATACCATTTCCTGAACACATTGCCGCCTTCATTGTCAGGATCATCAATAACGTCTTTCACATAAAGAGCTAAATGCTGCTCGTCCGGGATGCTTGATTTTAAATAGTCCGCCCGCCCCATATTGCATACGTAGACAAAATTATATCCTACATTATGTTCGAGTTTAACTCCATTTTTAGAAAGTAATTCTTCTACCTGTTCCTTGGTCATGGGTTCAATTCGTTCTTTCTTCCCCGTTGCAGGATTTATCTTTTTCATACCATGTACAGCCAGATCACAAGCTTTTTTGTTAAAATTCCATCCGTTATGTCTGAGATATGATCTCATCTCAGCAGGGATTTCATCGTATGAATCAAGTGGTTGTTTGTGCATATCTTTTATTTTTGAAAGAGGGCGGAATAATCCGCACCTCTTATTAAACATTAACGATAACGGGAGTATCTTCCGGTACCTCTTACACCGCGTCTTTGGTTCATTCCACCGGGATAACCTCCACGGTTTCCGTATCCACCACGGCCATACCCGCCGCGTTCACCCATTTCATCATCGTCGTAATCATCTTCGTCGTACTCGCGTTGCCCCATGCTTTCCCCTTCAGAAAGTTCCTCCAGGCATTGCATCAGTTTGCCACCATAGCGAAGCATCTTTTCTGCATAGTCGGACATCTTCTCGACTTTGTTTTCAGATATTTCTACCATATACATAGCTTATTGTTTTTTAGAATTGTTACTACCAGATGCCTTTTCGGAAGACTTAAAGAAATCAGCCATCATTGCTTTCAGTTCACTCAACTCTTGTCTTAGGGCTTTATTCTCTGCATCCTGACGTTGGCGCTCTGCAAATTCCGGATTAAGAATTTGAAGCATCTTGTCGCAAGACTCCAGAACTGAACGGTGATGGTCTACGCTGCCTAATATCTCCGATGAACGGTTTCTCATTGCAGCAACTTCCGCGTTCATAGATTCCCGTGAACCGGATATCACCATATTCCCACCACCGGGAAAGTTCGCATCAGCAATGTCTGACATTGCCGGTATTTTCTGGAAAGTGACAGTCTGCTCCCCGACCTTGATTGTTATGTCGACCACCATTCTCGGAGGTTGTCCATAAGGAAGAGGTTGTTGCATAAACTCCGGTACGGGATTGGAAACCCCGGTTACGGAACCGACTTCAATATATGGAGTGCCGTCCTTATGAAGGACAAAGAACTCGCTGTTTATTCTTAAATTCTGAAAAGGCATAATTAATTAACTCTTTAATGGACGGGATTTCTCCCGTCCTTAGTTGTTTTAAACCACTCCGGTCATAATCTGCAACGTGTTGGTTGCACGGTCAAACCAGAACTCATACACACCAGTACCGGGAATGTCTGCCACAGTCAGCGTTCCCCCGTTATATTTAGTGATCGCCTGGGTAGCCCCATTGGTCTCGAACAGAATGGGAAGTGTGCCGGTTGTCCCGGTAGGTATCGTCTGGGCAATGTTAATGTATATCGTCCCTCTGTACCATGCGTTCACAAAAGCATGATTGGGGAAGGAAAACACCACATTAGCAGTATTGACCGTTACGCCCGAGGTCGATATAGCCGCAGAGCCCCTACGGTTTACGAATTGAAAAGGATATACTGCCATAATAGCCTCCTTTCTCAATTAACCCCAAAAGCCATTACCGGCAGCATAAGGATTAAAACCACCATACAAGCCGTATTGGTATGCCACACAGTTGGGAACTGCCGCAATAGGACTGTAAGGCACAGTCACAGTTTCCGGCTGCTTGCATTCAATCTTGGCAAGGCGTGCGCTTAAATCTGTCAAAGCGGCTCCAAGAGGTGCGGTAGCCTGGCCTACAATTTGAGAAGTCATAGCTGAACTCTTGTAAGTGCTGTTTTCTTCACGGAGCTTGTCAATTTTGTTCTGCATCTCACGCATTTCGGCAGCACGTTGGCCGGCAATAATCTGCTGTGTGCTTTCCTTGATGGAATTTTGCAAGTCACAGGTCTGACGTTGTGTCTCATAGGCCACGGATGCAAATCCTCTTTCCTGCCCGGTTGCAACACCATTAATTGCATTTTGCAGGGTGTTTGTCTGCTGACAGATAGCCAGACGGTTCTCACAGCAGCATGATGCAATCTGTTGTGCAATCTGACAGTTACCGGATTGAATAGCGTTAATAATCTGCATAGAACTCTGCCCTACCTGATTTCCCACCTGTTGAATCTGTGACATTACACCATTGATAGCCTGCTGAACCTGACCGATTGAACAGTTCAGATTTGTTGCCAGATTGTTGATAGCCTGACCGTTCCCTTGAATGGCACTCATTAGTAACTCCCTCCCTGTGTCGTTGTTAATCAGATTGGGGATTCCTGCTGCTCCATTGCCACCGCCAAAGCCACCATTTCCCCATCCGTTGTTACCCCAACCCATGAGGAAGAATAAGAAAATAACCCAAATAAACCATCCGCCTTCTCCACCGAATCCGTTATTATTACGGCCTTGCATAGCTACAAGTAGGTTCGGATCGATCCCTTTTTGCTGAAGCAAAGGAGCCAACATGGCTAACATTCCACTTCCGCCTCCGTTCCCGCTTTCCGGGAAAACAAAAGTTTTTGATTCGCTCATTTTTATCGAATTTTGAATTACCCCGGCAACATTGCCGGACATTTCAAAATTCGACATAAACAACTGTTTTGTAAAAAGTTACATTCCTATGTAATAGAAGTTTAAGGACTTTAGACAGAATAAATTTCCAATAAAAAAGAAAGTTTTATATGATAAGTAATGTTGCAATGGATGCTATTAAAATCCATCCCTTAATACAATGGTTATCTCAGTCCATCAATACACTTATTAAAGAAAATTTAACAAAGAATATTATGTTGATTACTAATGAGTTGTAGTATTTAACTATTTTTAATAATGTAATTTAGTTAACTAATCAGGCTGATTATTTCGGTGGAATAGAAAATAGACCAATAAAGTATTGGTAGTCAGAAATATAACTTTTTGAGTGGAAGCCATTACATTATCGTTTTGGAATCGTAAATAGTATAATAATCAGCAATTTGAAAAATTTTGTGATTTGCATATAATAATGATAAGGGTTAGCTTTGTAGTAGAAAACAAATCGGTCGTGTGAGAGCTACCGAGAGAAGATATTAAATAAGGGCATCGGAGTAACTGCAAGCTCTCACATTAGGCAGTCATTCCTTTGCCCTTTCCTTTTAACTGCATTGACTTGTGATTTGGCCGTCCCAGTCTTTGCAAAAAACATTCAAAGATATGAAAACAATACAATTAACAAAACAAAGTAGCGAAAATGAAGTTAAAGATTATTTCAAGGCTGTTCTAAAGTTAGCAAAATCAAAAGAAGAATTTCCGGTAAACTTGGAAGATGTTTGGCCATTGGTTTACACAAAGAAATCCGACGCAGTTGAGGCATTAAGAAGAGATTTTATTGAGAAGGAAGATTTCGTATCGCTCCGGCAAAATCCGCAACCTGATTCTCAATGGATTAACCCAAATCCTAAAATAGACTATTTTATTTCAGTATCATGTCTTGAATATTTTATAGTCAAAAAAGTACGTCCGGTATTTGAAGTATATCGGAAAGTATTCCATAAGGCAGCAGAAAATATAAGTCTGAATCCAACCCCTACAAGAATAAAAACTTCCCTTGAATGGGTCAAAGGTGTGAGAGAAATACTTAACCTAAATGATTCATCTACTTTATTCATGCTTAAACAGGTCGGAGATCCGTTAGGGTTACCTACACCGGATTACACGCATTCTAAAGGCCAGTTGTTGGCTCCCACAGTCTTGCTACAACAACACGGCGTACAAATTAGTACCAGGGAATTTAACCAAAAGATGATAGGGGCCGGTTTCATAAAAGAGCTTCAACGTCCATCATCAAATGGTAAAATTAAGTATTTCAAATCTTTAACTGAAAAAGCTGCCGGTTTTGGAGAGAACCAGATTAACCCGTCGAATCCCAAAGAAACACAACCATTATACTATGCAGACAAATTCGAAGATTTATTGAAACAATTAGAAATTGTTTTTTCATAATTAATTGCTCGGTAGTATCCGGGCATATTCACTCTTCTTTTTCGCGGTGATTTAGTATGTCAGCAATTGTCTTGTGACACAGCCCGGTCTGTTCCTTTATTTTATCGTATATGAAAGAGCGTGGAAGCAAATGGAAAAAATCTGAATATTTTTCTGAGTTTTTTAATTCTTCATATATGCTGATAACTTGTTTGTTACGCACCATCGTACTCGGCCTTTGTAATTTTTTCATAAATTTTTCTCAAAAAAGTGCAACCAATAAAAATCCTGTCCGTAAAACTCCCCGAAAGAAGTCTTACAGACAGGATGTAGTGGTGGTACGCTATATTTTTGAAGTGGGGCTTCTTTTTATATTTTGCCCCGGATAAACCGGATAATCTTTAATACTGACGGTATACTGAATGCTGCTAGTAAAATGATAAGCCACCACATTATACCGGGTACTTTGTTTTTTACAACTTCAACCGGATAGGGGACCGCGATGCTATCTGTTTGGCTTATATTTACCGTATCATGCATAAGCCTATCACGATACACAATATGATATTTGTCTCTGAAAACTGTATCGCCTTTAACAAGAACAAATACACTGTCGCGTACATAGATACTATCCCGCTTTATCTTGTCAATGTATTCTTTCTCTGTCTTTACTGTCTCTACCGGCACGTACTGAATACTCCGGCAGGAGAATATAGAAAGGGCTATCAGTATAATTATTATCCTCATTTTTCTGTTTTTTCTTCTATGTCAATAATATCAGACTTCCGCCTGAAAAATTTAAAAATATCGACCTTTACATGCCGACCGTGAGCTTCAAAGTAATTCCCATAACAGGAATTTATCTCAAACCCGTATATGACCAACAGGACAATAGAAGGAAGCAGCGGAATGTCAAAAGGTTCTCCAAATGTCTTCCCTATAGCTCCGGCAAGAAGAATCCAGCATAAGTAATCTACCATTTTGTTGATAGTCCTTCTCCCAGCCCGTGAAAACCGGATTCTTTCACCCCTTTTCTTGGATGCCGCTATCCCAAACCTCAGGTCTACGATAATTAATATCAGTGCAAGCAACATGAACCATTTTAAAGGTTCGATAAAATCCATAAAACCACTCATGAATACTGATACCATTGCCGAAATTGTGTTTCTTTCACTCATAATCTTAATTTAAATGTGGTACTTCTATCCCCTCCCGAAACATTGTTATAAACAATATTTTTTATAGTTCTCGACAAACTCCTTTACGGTCCCTCTGCCTAATGGCGTATTGTAATATTGTTTCCAGTATTCACCCATCGCCCAAACATCCTTATTCGAAGGTAATGCCTCCTTTACACGCAAATAATGTATGCGGGCCATACAGATCATCAGCTTTTTGTTATCTACAAGCATCTCAGGCTCCAAAGTGACAACACCGGATACTTTCATTACTTTCCCCATTAGCTCCGGTTTATGCCGGAGAAAATTAACCACAATATCATTGAAGGTTGCCGGCTCCATCTGCCCATATCCTAAAGCCGGACCACCGCCAATTTGCCGGGTGTACTTAAAATTGCTTTCCTGAGCAAACGTCCCCATGATAAGATCTCTTGCATTGTCAGAGTACAAGCCTGTTTCTTTCAACGTTTCGGTTATTAACCTTCTCCATTCCTCTTTGTTCATATTGTTTTATATTTCTAAATTATTCTTTTGTATTCTCAAAAAAACTTTGTAAACTTGCAATATAAGATTGACTTGGGGTTGCTTGGGAAATATTTATAGAGGTCGCGAGGGCGGCCTCTTTTTTATTTGTTTTTGATTGCAGAGATAATAGCGTTTTTAATAAAAACATGCCAGGTTGAATCCATTATTGAGGCTTTGAATAATTCTGTCTCATTTTCATTCATATCCACAGCTTCCCCGTTGAATATCTTTTTGGCAATTTCATGCATTTCAATTGTGTTTGTGCACACATACACGGCATTTCCGACAAGTTGATGAATGCCTTTATTTTGATTCTCTTCCAGCAATTGGATATAATTATTACCTAACAAATCAATTGCTGATACATCTTTTACGTCAAAACTATATTTCATTTTGTTAGTAGTTAGTGAATGTTTCAGTAATCTTTCTATAAAATTCCGTAATTAATGGAACAATCCCCTGAATAATACCCAAGTCAACATTTGATCCGTTAATCGAATTGAAATCCTCGGACTTAGGATTGTATTTAAGGGTTGCATTCATGAATTTCTTCCCGTCGTCCAAGTATCCGTTTGCTACTACGGAGATAACTTCCGGTGCTTGCTCTTTTTGATACTCTGCACTCAGCGATACATTTATATTCTGTACCGTTGCCGTTGCTTTTGCTGAAATAAAATAGTTAATTTCCATGTTTTTTATAATTTATCTGTAACTTAATTGTCCGGTTGATCTATTTATACATAGGTAATAATTCGAAGCCCCTGAAATATTTGGTATGTTATTAAGATTTAAATATATTTGACCTCTAAAGATAGATGTATTATTAACTGTCATTTTACCACCGAATAATACATCTCCAGAAACTACCTCTATCGCAAGAGGTGGATCAAATGGAGTACCGTAATATCTGTTCTCAGCTTGTATTCTTAAGGCAGTAACTTTTGAAGATGATCCATAATTATACGATGTTTCCTTGGCAATTATTTCCAATCCAGTTATATGACTTATAAAATCTCCTACTGCTGTTATTATTCCGGCTTGCATTCCACCTATTGAAGGGGTAAGTACACCAGCCCCTGATGCATATACAGAAAAACCATTTTTAGCATAACAAGAGCCTATTTTTGAACTCGCATTGAAATCAGATGATCTCAATCCATTATTGCTTAATTTCAGTCCGGCAATTTCTCCTTCTGTCGCTGTAATTTTTCCTGTAAACTGTCCGTTAACTGCAATAAGTTTCCCATCTGTTGTAATCTGAACATTCCCGTTTGCACTAATAGCTCCATTAAGATTAATCCTACTTGCATCAATTGTAACGCCTCCTCCGCCAACATTAATAGATTCAATAACTTCTTGCCCTAATGCATTTTTATTTGAAGAAAAAATTGTAACGAAATTACTTTGTGTTACAACACCAGATATTTCTTGGGTACCATTTATAATTTTAGATACTGTAGAAGAAATTTGGTTGTAACTAACTTGTAAATTGCTAATATCTGATTTTATTAATTGATCATTTTCATTATAGACATCTAGAGATACTTTATTTTCGATCAATCCTTTTGTTATATTTATTTCAGCATTAAGTTCTTCCTTTGTTGCAGTTGTATATTCTTTTGCAGTATCAATTGCCTCTTGTTTGGCTTCTTCCACTCTCTCAGAAACTTCGTTAACCCTTAAACTTATTTCTCCGTTTTCGGCTTTAATTTCGGTCAGGGTTTTCGTTATCGTTTTTATTTCTGCTTGCTGCTCGGAGAAAGAAGGAGTCCAAACAGGGGCGGGCAGGAAACCTTCGACTAGCATCACTTCGGTGAATTTTACAGAGTTACCAGAAGTTGAACCATAAACACCAGCATAACACAATAAAGAGGCATCCTGTTCTTCGAAATCATTTTTAGTTATCAGAATTCCGCCATTTTTATCAAAATTTTTGATACTTAAAGATAAAGGTTCCAACGAAGCTTCGTTGAAAAGCCGGAAAGAATATGTCGTCGGATTCCCATTTAAATTTTCTATATTTTTAGCCTGTACATAATATATCGTGTTGGGTTTTATCCGTGCAGGTAATGCTTTATAAGCTGAATTATCTCCTGTTGCTGCCGTGACAGTAAACTCCTTCGTACCATCCGCCAGATTCACATTATTTGCTCCGACCTGGTCTTCTTCTGCAACGGGGAAGCCTTGCAAGGGTTTATTGCCTTCGATTAGGGAGATATTGTAGATTAGTGTATTGGCTTTACTGCTTCCGTATGACGCAGATATTTTCTGCACTGTTTTCCCGGCTTTCGTAATTAATCTGGCGATTGTTTTTGTGATTATTGTTCCTGTTAATCCATGCCATTCTGCCGTTCCATCAGTGTAAAATATCCTGAAAGCAAGTCCATCGTAATTTTGTACTGCTGCAAGTTTCCATTCAACAGATAATACATACTGTGTATCGGGTTTGAATTGCAAATCAAATACCGGATTAGCAATTTCATTGCTGCCCGCCCAATTTTTATGCAGTAGTACTTCATTTATCCTGAGATACACCCCGTCTGCATCCTGCCCCCAGACCGCAATATTCTTGTTCTTCTCATTCCACTTCAACATCATTTTTTTGGATATAAGGTTCTGGGAACCGATCTGTAATCCATTTACTGCTTCCTGTCCGCCTTCTAGCCCTTGCTGTTTTGCTATTTCCTTTCTATCAGATTCAGGGACAGAATAAGTTGTCGCTTTGTTTCCATATTCAATTTGTACATCTTTTACATAGATTGTTGCACTACTACCGTCTGGACTTCCATTGTGGTCAATACGTAATCTTACTCTTTTCCCGTCACCCCACTTGGAAGGAGTTTTTAGTTTAAGTACGTTATAAACCCAATCCTCGCCGGATTGATATCCTTTTGCTATTAATCCGTATGTATTAAAATCATCCGGAAGTATATATAAATCAAAATTGTTTAAAACACCTACATGTTTTGCATAAAAAGAAAGGACGATTTCGGTATCACCTTTCAATATGATATAATCGCTGTATATATATGAATTTTCGGCTGTTGATGTGCCAGTTCTTGAAAATTCTGTCCCATTGTGCGTGCTGAAATCCCATAATATTCCCGTAGTGCTACCTTTCAATATATTTACTCCTCCTATCTGTATCCCATCAACAACCTTTCCCGCTTCATCTATTGCAATCTGCTTCTGATCGTTTATGGAGGGGGTCCACAATAGCGAAGTTTTATTGCCTAATACTAGTTTTACCCACTCTATTTCAGATTCAACGGATACACTATTAGGCATTGGATATATTCGAATAAATGTATTATCAACAGCAGGCGTCCCTAACGTCCATTTAAAAGTTTTCAAAGCAATATAATCTGTATCGGGACCACCAGGATAAAAACTAGCCAATACAACATTCCCTCCAGAATTGTAAACAGCCCAGTTTGTTTTATTCGCCCCTAATTTGCCTTTAATAACAATTGTACATTCTTCTCCTTGTTTGGGTTTATAGTCTCCTAAGTAAATGGTCGCTATTGGATAACCAGTATTCTTCCATCCCTTGTTACTATTGTCAAGAAGGTTGGTTTCTCCTACTTGTAGGTTGTCCAGGTTACTCTGCACGTCTCCGATGGACTCTTCCACCGTTTTGCCGGACAATAAACGGAAGATACCTTTTAAATAAACATGTTTACCATAAAATCCGCTACCTTGAAGTTGCCCGAAATCAGGATCATTGATTCCTCTCAAATTACCCTCACGGACATCCTCTTTCCCTTCAAGAGAATAACTGTTTACGTTAGAATAATATGCCGTATAAGGAGCATCTGAACCATAAGAAGTAGTAAGGACTGCATTCTGACGGTTTTTGTCAGTTCTGTTACCAAACTGAATAATTTCATCTTCTACCCGGGGAATCCCACTGCCGGCTTCACAATCTGTTTTACTCAGAACAAAATAATTATCACCAACTTCCGTTACAAGACGCCAGTATCTTCCTATATTCTTTCCGGTAAATACCTGATGTAACGCCTGATCTCCTACGACAAAAGGATTCGGTATCGTCCCATCATCATTGTTAAATAAGCATTTGTAACCATCTTCCAATTCCTCTACCTCTGATATTCTTACTCCACCTCCCGGGGTTGTAAGCATACTGCCGTTTACAGAAGAAACTTTCTGGACGATTATTTCAAAAACATGCATTGTCTTGCGGACTATGAGTTCGCTTACCTCCAAAACACCATTCCAAAGCCTGTGGCCGACACCTAATAAGCCGGAAGTAAAGTTTTTGGATACTACTTCATCCGTCGTGACTGGTCCATTCGAATCCAATCCCGACCTCAGCGACATTTTCTTAAGTTCTGCGTTCCCTTCTTCATCTATCATACCTCCGGACTCTTCAGGAGTGTAAAGCCCGGTATGTATGCCTTTTAAAAATTTTACCAGATATTTAGCCGAATCAGGCTGGTCTTTCCTAATATAATGTTTGGAGGTTTTGGCAAGTATATCACCGCCATATCCTCCGCCCTGAATATTCCCGATAATATCGCCTGCTATTTCAGTAATCGTGCTCCTCAAAGCAGAAACGTTGGCTGATAATTTATCAGTCAACTCCACGGATATATCGTATAGGCAATTCTTGTCCGCCTTACAGGTAAATGAATTGACATACATAAGGTATTCACGGTTATTATACTTTATGTATATTCGTGCATTCTCATTCAGCATATCCCATAAGTAAATGTTATCAGCGAGAAAAACACGTGAGAAGTTTACGGAGAATGTGAATTTCTCATCATTGTTCTCCGACATATATTTTATTAATGCTTCATCTAATCTTTTTTCCGCGGCAAGAACAAGAGATTTTGGCATCTTAATACCTGTAATCACAAACTTATCTCCAATAGAAGGTTTATAGTTGTTTGTGGCGTTAGGCATGACTACACCGAAAGAAGTATTGTCCTTCTTAACAGCTATCCAAACCTCATTTGTAGAAGTGTTTTGTTGGCTTTCTACATATTGGGATGTTTGCGAAGTAACCTTCTGTTCAAAGTCTCCTGCCGGTAAGTTCCCAGCAGAATCCACCAACACTGGATTGAAAGCCCTGCCCGGCTCATTGTCCTTATAGGTAACTCCTATCTCAAACTCACAAGCCGCACAATTTCCGGTAGTCATGTTGATTACGGCAGTTCCACCTTCCAAGCCTTGCTCAAACAGGTTAAAACCGTAATCCCCGTTGTAGATATGCAGCTTTATGTAGAAATATGAATGTACATATTCGTCTGTTCCGTTGAATACATTATTACCTGTACCAGTTCCAAGTTCGTCACTATCATTCGCGTCAAAAGCAATATCGGCAATCTCTCCGAACAACTGACCGGAAGCATTCGTAACGCCTTCGATGGTAGGCTTTATATCGCTGAAATCTACCTTTATTTCCTTTACCTTCTTAGCCGAATAAGTATTCTTGAACGAATAATAGTCATTCGTTCCGGGTATCTTGTACGTGTTGTTTAACGCATTGTAAAATCTCTCCGCTCCACTTGTCTGCCTGTAAATGGAAGGCATAAGGTTTTGGCTACGCTCAATAGTGCCTGTCTCATCATCATTCGGATAATAGAAAGGAATGTTGTCAGAGCTACCTACACCAGTAACCCTATTTACTATCTTGTAATTGGCATTCGTCTTTTTGATTGATACAAGCCCTTTCCGGTATTCAAAAGGCGTTGATATTACATTCTCCGTATATCCAATGTGGCATACTTTCCCTACAAAGTAGTAAGGCAGTTCATATATGGTATATATGGATTGGAGAGCGTCAGCAAGATATACATTTTCAAGAGATACCAACTTTGAATCGGAAGTAATATCATCATCTATTACTACCGAATATCCTATACCAGATTTAGTCATTGAAGCGTTAAGGCGACCGACAAACTCGTTTATATCACCCATGAACTTCACGGAAGTTGAATTGGAATGATATGTGTCCGCTCCAGCCGTTACAACGTCCATGAAATACACGTTCTCCAACACGATACGCTCTGAAACGAACTGGAGTTCATGCTTGTACATGACACTCTTGTTGTCTTTTGAAGATGTAGGTATCTGGTCAACATAGTATTTCTCGCCTCTGAACTCAACAAATTCCTCTCCACTCCAAAAATCATCCAAACAAGAAGGATAATTTAATGTTGCAGTGAGCGTTGGAGTACCAGCCATTCTTTGAGCTGAATAGGTGTACTCACCTAATTTTGCAGGCGTATCAGCATTCGGGAACTTTATTTTACTTCCTTGCGCGTCAAGTTTGAATATGTACAGACTTTCCTTTTCCATTTATTCTTTTACCACATCAATTTGTTCCGTAACTCCTTTATTCTTTTTTTGTTGTTTCTCCAACTGCTTTTGAGTTTCCTCCTTTTCCTTTGCTATACGTTGTTCTTCATCGGGAACGGATTCAGTGTTCTTCTCAATGGCTGTTTTCGTGGAAAGAATGCCGGATTGTTTCATTGAGATAAGCATGTTGTTATATTCGGTAGCACTGAAAGGCTGCCAAATCTTGAACTTGCAGCTAACACGGAGCCTGGCAAATTCAGTAACCGCATTTACATTATCACCACTCCTTACAAGTTCTTTGGCCAGTCCCTCCTTAAACAGACGCATCATCTTGTCTGCGAAATTCTGCCATTCAATGACACCCTGTTGAGCGTTCTTTAAATCCAAGTCACGAGTCAGAGTGATAGCCAGCCCGCTTATGTCACCGCTTGACTTGACATCCTTAGGCAAAAGGAATGTACATGAGGTGTTTATCTGAATCTTCTCAAACAAATCCTGTAAGCTGTCAAGCATCCCTTGCGGACTTGGAGGTGATTTGAATTCAGCACTTCCATTACCATCCATAGACTTATCTTGGAGAATAATGTTCCCAGCAAGCTTTTTAGTTGTATCAGAAAGATTACCTTTTATATATAGTATGCCCCATCCATTACGCTTCTGAATGACAAAGAAGATATTATAAATAATCTCGAAAATTTCTATAAGGCTCTGACCGTTATTCCACGCCACATTACCACGTTTGGTACACAATGGGATCTCACTGAAACCGTGCTCTACCGGGTTTTCCCTTATCCAGCCATCTTCATCCGCTCCATCGCCCGAATTACGCATACGATACATATACTTGTCGTCATAGCTGTCTATGTATTCCACTCCGTTATCATCGGCATAGTAAACACTTTCAAGAAGTCTGTCACCGTTGTTGTCATTATGGGATATGATAACGTAACCGTCCTCATAGCTTATCAGGCGGCATTTGATACGTCCTTTATAGTCATAGTAGAATAAAAGTCCTGCATCTCCCGTAGCAAGCTGCGTGCGGACTGCTTTTGTGCGCCATCCGTCCATATTTCTGTCAACCCAATACTCTTTGATAGTGGAATAATTTTCCTTGTCCCTTTCAGATGGATTTCCACCTCTCAAAGACAACACACAAGGATTACCGCACAAATAGATAACGTGACTTGCAAGTATCTGCTCTTGAAAAGCCAGTGCCGTGCGTTGGAACTTGATTTCCTGATAACCTCCGTCCTCCAGCTTCACGCAAATGCTCGGCAGATTGGCGTCAAACAGGACATCATGGCTCATCGGGTCAAGCTCTTTCAGGAATCTTCCCTGAGTGACAATCGTTTTCCTGACATCCGGAAGGCGTGCGGTACGCGTCTCGATAACGGAAGCGGTTTGCCCTTCGGAATAATCATTAACGGAAGGAGTATCGCTGCCTCTGAAAAACGGCTTCTTCTGTAACAGGGCATTTATGTTCCGTAATAAATATAACTTCTTCTCTTCCCGTGTCATTTGTCCGCATCAATTAGGTTGTAATACTTCATACATGCTTCCTTGCTCGGCATGGCAGAACACTCTCTAGAAGTCCATTTGCAGATGATGTCGTGCTTCTGTGGAACAACAATAATTCTTCGTTGCCCCTCTTCTTCCTCAATGTTGAACTTGTCGTTCAGCTTCACACGTGCATCAAGAACGACTTTGCTTGCTTTGATGAAAGTATCAGAATCTCCGCCTGCCTTTGCATCATCGGCAATCTGTTTCATTTCCGCAATTTCCTTCAAAAGAGCTTCCCTGTTTTCATCTTTGGATATGGTTGTTGCCGCGCCTATCCCGAAAGGCTTCAATTTTTCCGCAAGCGCTAACAATATTTTATCCGAAGGCCTACTGTCCTCTTGGTAAGCCACTTTCTCGGCAATATATTTATCTGAAAATGTGTCACACATCGCCAGATAAGCCACGTCCCTTACCTTGGCTTCAATACCCTCTGTTTTAAGGGAATTGATAATATCCTTTATGTCGTTATGCCCTATCATATCCTAATACCATAAATGTTCATCATAAATGCTTCCTTCCATTGTCACTCCTTTAGCCTGCCTGGATTCCTCCACACTATTGTAATACCCAGCCTGTACCTCATTCCCGTATTCAATGTTTGCACACGGAAGCATACGCATAGCGCACGGATCTAACAAGTCCATTGACCTTCCTTTACCAAGCATTTGGTTCATTTTCTTCTTGTTCCAAAGCCGCTTTTTTCCGCTCTGCATATCGTCAAACCGCACAACGGAACATTCCTCCATAAACTCATTCTCCACCGTCACTTTGTACTTCAAGTTTTGGTGCGTGTAAGTCTGCACAGCAAGTTTATCGTCAAATGTCAAGTTCCCAGCTTCTATCATCTTGCATAGCCTGATATAGCACATATCTTTCACCGTCATTGCGGTAAGTTGGTAAAGACCGAAAGGCTTGTTTAGTGAGATATAAGGTACGGCATCAGGTATGTAGTCGTTGAAGTAACGCCCGGCGGTAGCGTCAAAAATGATATGGCTCTCTGCCGTTCCATGCTCAAACGCGAATGTCTTTACAGCCATAGCGTTCTCTCTCGGAGTTGACTTGCTTAGTATGAGTATGTCGTATGCGTGAAATCCGTCCCATGCCAGCGAAACAAGGTTGTCAGTGCCGTAATCTGCCAAGTCAACGGTTATCCATTTGTCACCGTTTACAGCCGGGTTGTTGTTGAATACGCCTTGTGCTGAATTTGACGGGATAGGTATCTTTTCGTCTGAATCAGGGTCAGCATTGTAATTTACGCCAATAAGTCCAGCGGCTGAACGAGTACCGGAAGCTGCAACTGAACCAACATATCCTGCATTGCCTCCCATAAGAGCTTCATTTTCATCAACTGTGCCCTCGTATAGGGTAAACGATTTGATAAAGTCTTGATATTTCGCTTTACCTTTCAAGTCTTTAATCAAACTATCTATTTGTATCTTACATTTGGCGTAAACCTCTTCTTTTGAATCGCCCCAAGCAGTATCATCAACAGTAGAACCTGCAACGAAAAAGAAACGTACCTTTCCTATCCTGTCAGGAATGCCTTTCCCGTCAACTCCTACATACCAATCTATAAACCTTCTCGTCCAATGAGTTCGTTTAGGGTTGAAGGTTGCACGGAATTTTCCTGTAAATGTTTTGCTTTTACCGCGATTACGGGATTGAATATAAGTAAACACTTCCCATGGCATTTCTGTAAGCTCGTCAATAGCGATTGCGTCATATTGCCATCCTTTCGCACGCTCCCTCATCCTGTCTATATTCGTGGGGTCTATATAAGTAAGGTCGCAATACGCTCCGCTTGAGAATGATATTCTCGGAGTATCGGCTTCTTTAACTTTTACATATTCTCCGAATATATCTTTAAACGTATCAACAAATCCTCCTCCTGCTTTTTGATTTCCAAGACTTCTACGACTTATCAAACATCTAAAATCAGGGTCAAGCATTAACGGTTCAGCAAATCCAAGAACAAGAGAGTATGACTTCCCGTTTCCTACCCCTCCGGCACCGAAGCATATATCCACGTTCGTTGAAGCAAAGTAGGTTTGGAAGCCTGGGAAGGGCTTCTTCACTATCGCATTATGTACTTCTTGCTCTTTCATCAAAAGCAAAAATACTCCTTAACGGTGACGTAATATATGAATAACACCAACTGTATTTATCATATGATAAATACATCATGTAGAATATTATTATCATATATCATCAAAACGCTACTTTAGCACAAAATCATTATAATTCATACAGTATGAAGTTTACGAAAGAACAGCTTTCAGAAGCACTGAAAGCAAAACTCACCAACAACGGCAAGAAAAACTTGGCTATGAGTGAGAGAAGTTTCAATGAGGAAGTGGAAGACATCTACACCGATTTGGAAGGGAGTGATAACAATGAAGAATTAGAGTTGACAGATGTTGTCGAGAAAAAGATCAAACGATTGGAACGTATCGACAATAATGTGCGGAACGACAATTCAAAGTTCGTAAAGGAGTGGGAAAAGAATCACCCCGCAAAGGACGATAAGGACAAAAAGGATGACGACAAGGGCGGCAATGGCAATGACAGCAAACTGGATAAGCTACTCAAAGAACTCCAGGATCTGAAAGCTGAGCGGGAGGAAGAGAAAAAGGCAAAAACCATCTTAGACAAACGTAATCAGCTCAAATCAGCCTTGAAAGGGAAAGAAGTCAAGAACGAGGATTGGATTAATGACCAACTCGAATTGATCCACATTGATTCGGAAACGGATGTTGATGCTCTCACAGAAAGACTGGTAAAGAGCTACAACAGGTTTAATGCCAACACTCCGCCCGATATCACTCCCGGAGGCGTAGGAAGCGGTACTGAAAAGACCGATGACTACGCCGATGTGGTTGCAATCGTAAAGAAGCAGTCACACAGAGACGAAAAACAATAATCATTTAAAACAAAAAGAAAATGGCAGATTTTTATCAGCAAATCCTATTGAACAGTGGTTACCTGCCCGGCAGGGCATTGGTTCAGGCTCGCGGAAGCATTGGCGGACACCGCTATGTCTTCGTGAAATTGCAGATGAGCGGGAAAGATGCGCTTGTATTCCCCACTACAGGATGTGTAATCAAGAATCCGTTCAAAGGTAATGCCCGTGCTTTTGCAGGTACTCTCTTTGAATATAAACCGGATGGTACTGGGTATATCCTGAAATCCTATGCCGTGGCCAAAGCCACAGAAGCAGGAACCGATACCACTATATATCTGAAAAGGGACGGTTACTCTCTCATCCCATTTGTTGGTGACAACCTCATGGTTGCGCCTGAGTCATTAACGGGAACAGGAACAGCGGTAACAGTTACAGCAGTTGAAAAAGCAACCGTTTCTACAGAAGGTGACGCTTGGAAAGTAACCATCAGCGGAGCAATTGGTGAACTGACCACTTCCTCCGTACTGGTTGAAGCGAAAGAAGCAGGAGCAAGTAAAGAAGCGATGGTTACTAACCCCAACTCATACCTTCCTTGTGACTTTGATTTTGTATTTGACCCTGCTGCATCCGATAATGACTTCGACGGAGCAAGATATTTGATCACTCCTGCTTTGGCATTGGGAGATGTATTCCTCTATGAAGACCGTATGCAACCCCTTTCGGATACATTGAAGGATTTGAATAAGAGTAAGGTAAAGGGTTGGTTTAACATGTAAATTTAATTTGACTATGCCTAAATTTGATTTTAACAATAGCAGATATGCAAAGTTTTTCGCTGACAAGACCAATCAGCGTTTCCTGCAATCCTTCATCAATACGGAAGGTCTGCTATACACTAATTATGGTTGGTACAAGACACAGGGCGTAAAGGCAGGCGCACCCACGCCTACCGCACCTAACGGTATTGCCACTTTCTCCGTAAAAGGCCGTGACCTGAAAGCCGCCCCTCTGATGGACCTGCGTGCACCTCTTGGTGACAGCAACCAGATGGATAAGGATGGTATACACTGGTACACCGCATCCATCCCTGATTTCATCGCTCCCGGATTTGTTGAGACAGCTATGGAGCGTGAAGCGAAAGAAAAACAATTTGAGTTGTTCGGGAACGATGCAGATTTGGTTGCCGCTTGGGTTCACACCTTGCAGTCGCAGCTTGACAGCGCTGATGCTACCATGAACTTTATGACCGCACAGTTGATGTCTAAAGGTTCCATTGACTACCGGAACATTGCCCGTGGTATTCAGATACCTCTGCATAAAGCTGACATCCCAGAAGATAACTTCACTAAAGCAGGAACAAAGGTTTGGACGGCGGCAGACTGCAAAATTCTTAGCCAAATGGCTGCTAAAGAGAAAAAATACCGCGAGAAGCGGGGATATGAAGGTGCAATGGTATGGCAGGTTACACGCAAGATGTTTTACGAGGTAATGTTGCAAAATGCTGAAGTTAAGGAATTAATTGAAAGTTACAAAAAGAATCCTTTAGCTTACATCGCAACAACCACTACTGCGCCTACTACACGTGAGTTGTTCCTAGCAGCTTTCCGTGATTATCCAGGTGTATCTCCGATTGAGATTGTGGAAGAACGTGAACGTAACCTTACCAATACCGGCGATACATTCGTGCAAGGCTGGGATGATAAGATTGCCGTTCTGCGTCCTGCCGGATATGCCTGTGAGTTCGAATACACCAACAACCTCGACAAACAGATGTTCGACAAGTACGGTTCGAGCGTAATCACTAAGATTTTCGCCCAAGCCAATGACGGTCTCTGCACCGTGGTAAACACTACAACTAATAATGGGATGTACAAGGAATGGCATACCGATGTGATGATGTCGGCTTGTCCTGCATTGAAAACATTCCGCGACCATGTGATTGTAGATACTAGCACAGCGGATTCCTAACAACTAAAACATTGAAGTAGTAGTCATGGAAAATTCATTCGACCCGATAGCATACCTCAATGGGCTTACAAGGTTCGTCTTTGAAGATGATGCGCTTGAAAACATCGCATACGAGAACGGTTTGGTAGGACTTACCGACCGTTCTCAAATAGACGAATACACGAAAGACCATTGCCTTATCGCACTCTATGAGCTTGTCATAAACGGCCCGTGGTCTGTGGCTTCATCGTCACTCCAGCACGGCGATTACAGGCAGGACGTGGGAAGCGAGACGGTAACGGCGGCTATTATCCAAAACTTGAAAGACCGTCTGAAAGCATTGTACAAGAAGTATGGCGAAGAAGAGGCGTTGGAGAGCATGGATAGCGGAGGTATGAGCTGGGTTGATGAAAATTCATTGGATGTGTAGTTATGCGACTGAAAAGGAAAGCAATAACCGAATACCCGTTTCACGGTACGTTTTATACCGTTTTGACAAAGAAACCGGAGGATGGAGACCTTCTCGGTGACGGCGACTTGCTTGGGAATGAAAGGACTGATAGCTCTCCCGAAGTCCCCGCTACGGGAGAGACTATCCTTCTTGAAACCGAATGCGACATACAGCAGGCTTCAAAGCTGATTAATTCCGGGACTATCATGGCTGATTACAAAGTTTTCTTCCCTTGCGAGATTGGCGCAAAGTTACCGATAAGGTTCAACACCAACTTCAAGTGTGATGATTACGCTATCCCTGTAAACGGACGTGTGGTAGGTCTTGAATACAGCCAGTTGGGTGGTTGCCACGTTGACATTAAGATGAGCGAGGTGTAGGCTATGGCAAAAAAAGACCTCATATCGGAACTTGTAAAAGAACTTTCCAAAGAAGGTCAAAGAATAGTTGCAAACCAACTAAACAATGTGGGCTATACGCATAGGACATATAACCTGAATGATAGTTACGGATTCGGTGTGTATGTTGACGGCAAACTTGTTTCCAAGGGCTTTTCTCCACAAAAGGCAAACGGAAGCAAAATGTGGGAAAATGAAATCATAAGTGGCCGTAAAGCTATAACGGATTTTTTGGAAAACAAATATAAACCACATTCAGGTATAGACTTAGTTGTTGTTGTCGCAATGCCATACGGTGAAATAGTCGAAGATAAGTACAAGTATGAAGTGATATCTACAGCAAGGAATGACGTAAAGCAACTTGCTTCAAAGTTCAAGAACGCGAATTTCGGGATAATAAGTCACGGTAGTTATTGATTATGGGGAACATATACAAGACAACATCAAGAGCTGAGAACTTCTTTTCAATGCTTCTCACGAAAGCAGGGATTTCGGATAACCTGTTTATCGGGAATATGCCTGCAACCGTTGACAGCAGTTGGAAAGACATGGTGCTTGTGGATGTACTATCACTCAAAGACTACGGTGCTTACGCAAAAGGTTCGGCAAACATATTCCTATACGCAAAATCCGTTGACAGCCACGGGACAAAGCCTGTTAAACGGCTATACGCTATGGAACTTGTGCTTGACAAAGCTATTGAATCATGCAACGACCGACACTATGTGATTGAAGTGAACTTCCGTGACGCTGACTACGACCAAAACAGGAACTACTACTACAATGTGATAAACGTAAACATAACGGTAAGAAACATTTAATAAAAGAAAGGATAACATTATGGCAACAGTAAAAAGAACCAGCCCAACTTCATTGCAGGTAATCAAACCCGATTGCTTGGTAGCTACACTTTACACAGGTGCTACAACGGAGACAGCCGACAAGCCGGCAGGCGATACTTTCATCTTTGACGAGGTAGTCCGTGACACCACAACAATCTCACAGGATGACAACGATTCAACAACGATTGAGAACGAGTTCTCCGATGACCCGATTCTTGATATTGTGTCTTTGGGTAAATTCCAGTTTGCGGCAGAGGTAGCCGACATTCAGACTGAGATTCTCAAAAACTTCGCAAACTACACATACGATTCGACAGCCAAGAAGTTGTTCGCTCCGGCTGCGTACCAAAAGACGTATGTAAAGATTGACCTTGTTTTCAAGAACGGCACGGACACGGACGGAAGCGACAAGTACATGAGTATCTGTATTCCGAAGTTGCAATTGAACTCACGCCTTATGGTTGAGAGCATGAACAGCAACATTGCACGTCTGAACCTTGCAGGTACGGCTACCAGTGTGGCATTGACGGCTAACGGAAAGACCATCAAGACGGCCGCATACGTGAATGAGGACTTTACCATGCCGACAGAGACGGCTTAAAAGCATAGATTATATAAGTAAAAAGATTGTTGAACAGGGCGGTAGGCTGATATGCCGCCGCCCTTTTTGTTTGAATCATGGCGGTATATAGAGCGACAAAGAAGAAAGACAAAGAACAGGAAAGCACTTCTGTAAAAAGAGTTTCCGATGAATCAATGGAGCGGCTTGCAAAGATAATGAACGACAGCCCAAGCCTTGTAACGCTTCACGGGACAGAATGGAGGATAACAGGATTGAAGCCGGGAGTGCAGTGGCTCATTGCGGAACAGGCTTGTCAGATTGTCAAAGGAGAGAAGTTGAGCATGGGGGACGTGATTAAGGAGTTTGCCGTGAATCTCCCGTCAGTTGTACACGTGATAACACTTGCTTTGCTCAATGACAAAGAAAGGATTTTCTCTGACTACGAGAAGAGAGAACTTTCCGAAGAGTACAGGCAGGTTTACGACCTTCTCATGTGGGGAGAGTACGACATGAAGGACTGGGCGTTACTGCTTGGCGAAATACTAAACCTGATAAGCACGGATTTTTTTTTCGAGAGTACCAATGTGATTCAGACCGTGAGGGAAATGACCCTGACGAGGAAGACGAAGAAAGCGGAACGAAGCTGATAATCTCCCGTACCGAGTGGGGGCAGATGGTTGATTTCCTTCGCTCCAACACTTGGTGCTCTCGTGACGAATACTTGTGGGGAATGACGGTCGGGCAGGTACGGTTAAGCTCATTCGATTTCTCCCATGTGGAATACTTGAACAAGGATAAGAATAACAAGGTCGGCAAGATAGGCGGTGCCGATGATTTGAAGAATTTGAACGATTTGGGATTACCGATAATCAATAAATAAACAGGATAACGATGGCAAATAACGAAGCGGGGGCATTCCTCAATATAACACCGGATGTATTAAAGAAGTTGGATAGTTTCGATGAGAAGCTGGAGAAGATAGAGAAGCACGCTCATACGGCGGCTGATGCGTTGAAAAACGGTTTTGGTAAGGTTGTGATAGACACTACCAAACTTGAAAACGCCATTACGTCACTTGCCAATAAGATGAATGCGCTTAATTCGGCAGGAAATGCTATTGGAAATATAGGAACATCCGCGCAAGGATCTGCGAGAAACGTATCTTCAATGAACGAAAGTCTTTCACGCGCGGCATTGCTTATGAATCAGATAGGCAATAGCAAAATCAGTGAAAGTTCATTCTCCACATGGAATATAAAAGGTCTGAATCAATACTATTCCGACTTGAAAAAATACGTTGAGAACGCTGATTTGTCAAAGCCACAGCAAGAAGCTGCCATTAGAGCTATGCAGTACATGAAAATGGAACTTACAGAGCAGAGAAAGACTGACGAGCAACGTGCCCAATCCGCTGAAAAAGCCGCACAACGCAAGGAAGAAGCGGACAGGCGTGCGGCAAAGGCGGCAGCAGATTTGGCAAAACAGCAGGAACTTGCACAGCGAACAACTCCGCAAGGCGCATTGGACTATTCCAAAAACACAAAGTCTCTCAAAGAAAACGTACAAGCAATCGAATACCTTAAAAAGGCTCGTTTGTCCCTAAACACTACTGATAAGAACTACCAAACTACGTTACAACAGATAAACCAAGCTATCGCAAAGCACAACCAAGCGTTACAACAGGCAGGGGTGCAATCACAAAACCTTGCTACACGCCATCGCAACCTTATGGACACCGCCGGACAGCTTCAAAGAAAAATCGCTTTGGTGTTCTCCGTGTCACAGATTGAAGGATATATAAGTAAGCTTGCAAACGTCCGTGGAGAGTTTGAGCTACAACAGCGTTCCTTGCAAGCTATCTTACAGAACAAGTCACAGGCAGATCAGATATTTAACAAAACGGTTCAGCTCGCTGTAAAATCTCCTTTCAAGATCAAAGAACTTATTTCGTACACCAAACAGCTTGCAGCATACCGCATTGAGTCAAGCAAGTTGTATGACACAACCAAACGGCTTGCTGATGTGTCCGCTGGACTTGGGGTGGATATGCAACGATTGATTTTGGCTTACGGACAGGTCAAGGCGGCAGCATACTTGCGTGGTACGGAAGTCCGGCAGTTTACGGAAGCAGGTATAAACTTGTATGGAGAGTTACAACGCTATTTTGAAGAAGTAAAAGGAGAAGCATATACCACTGCACAAATAGTGGATATGATTTCCAAACGAAAAGTAACTTTTGAAGATATTGAGAACATCTTCAAACGGTTAACTGAAAGCGGAGGGTTGTTCTACAATATGCAAGAGATACAAGCCGAAACTTTGCAAGGCAAAATTTCCAACTTGCAAGATAGTATAGATGTTATGCTAAACTCTATCGGGAAGGCCAATGAAGATACGTTGAAAGGGACAATTGATGCTGTAAAAGTACTCATTGATAATTGGGAAACGGTTGTTGAAGTGGCAAAGACATTAGGGGTTGTAATAGGATCATTGGTTATTACTTCAAAACTGAAACTGGCATCAGCGGAAGCAGGAATACTCACAAAAATGCTGGAGAAGGGAACTAGTGCAGCGACAGCTTTCGGGAAGACGCTGAAAGCATCTCTGCCATTGATGGCTTTAGGGTTGGCTATTCAATACGTAACAAATCTTATAGGAAGGCTGAAGGAATACGACAAAACAATATCAGACATTGGCAACAGGAAATACGAGGCAAGGCTTAAAATAGCCGAATTTGATAATGAAGTAAAGACGGATGCAAGGAAAGCATTGAGCGCTCTTGTAAATGAGATGAACAATGCCGGATTCAGCATCAAGATCAAAACAGATCTATCGGAAGAAGAAGCCAAAGAACAATTCGAATCCTACAAAAAGCAATACGAAGATTTCATAGAAGACATCGTAGACCTGGAAACGAAATACGCAGCCATGAAAAAAGGCGAAGGCGGAAGGGAACTGATCGGGGGTAATATTGAAGAATCGCTGGGAAACTATAGGGACACATTCGGAGAGTTGTTGATTGTAGGTTCCCAGGCAAGGAAAGAATTGCTCCGTATTTCCGAAGAATCTAAAAAACTATCCGAACAACAAAAGAAGGAACTGGAAGAACTGGCAGTAAATATAGAAGATTCAGTAGAAGGGTATACAGAAATGGCAAACAAGATCAGAGAAATAAAAAAAGTTGATATTAGCCCTTCTTTTTCTTCTTTTGGTGTGGTAATGTCTAACGACATGACATCTTTTGGAGGTCTTGAATCAAAAATACTAGAGGGATTATTAAATACATCTAAAGGGTTCGATGTAGCAGCAGAAGATGCAAAGAATAGTATAATAAAATTGTTTGGAGAAGTAAACGAAGACATAAGCAGTGATGATAAAACCAAACTGAAGCTCAATATAGACACTCTTTTCCTTCGCCAAGAGATAGATGACGTAACAAAGGATTATGCATATAAGATATATGATATTCCTAAAGTTAGCAGTATCGAAGAAAAAAACGAAAATCATGAAACAAACGAAAATCCAAAATTAGAGCGTGACATATTAGCTGAACGTATTTCACTTATCAAAGAACTTAACAAGGAATATGAGAAGCTGAACAAGGTAATGGGTAGCGATAAGGCAGCTAAGACTGTCATGGAACGTTATGCATCCCAGTTGAAAGATGTGAAGATGCCAAAGAATATCATAGGGGATGCATTTTTGCCGAATAAAGAGAATACAGCAAAGGCTTTGCAGGAATTTTCAAAGACAATATCCGATTTCAGAAAGAGAATCGGAGCACAGAAAGATGCTAATGTTCTTTTTGACGAAAAGGATGCAGAGGATTTAAAAAAGCAACTTGACAAGACAAAGAAAAACATCGAAGACATGTTCAACGGCCTGGACTTGCACCAGAAGCTGAAAGATGCAGGTCTTTCGGAAGCGGAGGTGCAGCAGTTGTTCCCCGGACTTGCAAAGACATTGGAGGATGTCCAGAAAGGAATGGAGGAATCGTATAAGAAGAACTTCCCCAAAGGCGAATATCTCACTCCCGGCACAGATGCAAACAAGCAATACCAAGCCGACCAAGACAAGTTGAACCAGCAACGCATAAAGGAGCAACAAGACCTTGTTGTAGAATTGACTAAAGCTTATAAAACACAGCTTTCAGATCAGCTACAGCTTGATAGGTGGTATTATGAGGAAAGGGCTAAGATAGCAAAAGCGAACCTTACAGAGGAACAGAAGGCGCAATATGAAGCAAACCTTCAAAAACAATATGGAAAGAAGTCTGACGAAAACACTTGGAAGCAATTTCAAAACTCGGATATGTACATTTCCATGTTCGAAAACATGGAAAGTTCATCTACACGTATGCTTGAAGCAATGCGTAATAAACTCGCAAGTTTACGTGAGAATCTGAAGGATCTTCCGGCTGACCAACTGAAAGCAATAATCAATCAGCAGGAGAAGATTGACGAAATGATTGCGCAAAAAAATCCGTTCAGCGGTCTTACTTCGGGACTGAAAGAATATATTCAGTTCCTGAAACAAAGAAAGGAACTCGAAGAAGAAAATATAAGGTCAGGAAAGGCGGTAGAATATTACACTGAGCAAAAGAACGCACAGTCACAAGTCGTAGAACAAAAACGGCAGGAATATGATGCGGCGGTAAAAACATACGGTATCACTTCGGCACAAGCCATAGAACTACACAATCAGTTAACAGTTGAGAAAACAAAACTAAATGTCATACTTTCTCAACTTGTAGCAGAAGAAAAGATTACCGAAGCAACCGCTGAGCAGATTAAAAACGGTCAGAAAATTGCAAAAACACTATCAGGGAAATTTAGCGAAGCAGGTAGTATTTTCTCTGAGTTTTCTTCTGAAATCACGAACGTTGTAACCGACTTGGAGAATGTATTTGGTACAATGTCTGCCGGCACCAAAGATACGATTGACAGCATATCTGAAATAGCAGGAGGATTAGGTCAGACGGCAAGTGGAGTTGCACGTGCTATTGCAAATCCTGCGGATATAGGCGGTTATTTCCAAGCTATCGGAGGATTGGCTAAAACAATCGGTTCTTTATTTAATATAAAGGACAAGAAGAAAGAGCGTGAAATCCAACGGCAAATAGAGAACGTAGAAAAGTTACAAAAAGCGTATGAAGTGCTAAAGGAGAAAATGGATGAAGCATGGAGCTCCGTAACACTGCATGACACGACTAGACAGACCGTTGCGAACATAAATCAGCAAATTGAATCCTACGAACGGATGATTAAAGCCGAGGAGGACAAGAAAAAGACTGATAAAGACCGCATCGAAGAATGGAATGAAGCTATCCAAGAACTTGAAAAGACCAAGCAGGAAATCCTCAACCAAGAGAAGATGGAAATGGGAGGTATTGGCGGTGAAAATGAATATAAATCTGCTGCGCAATCCTTCGTTCAAGCATGGATGTACGCTTTCAATGAAACTGGAAACGGTTTAAAAGGATTAGAAGAAAACTTTGATGATTTAATACAAAATCTTGTTGCAAGACAAGCTACGATGAGATTTGCCGAGAAATTCTTGGAACCTCTTTTTAAACAAATTGACAAAAGCGTTGAAAGTGCTCAATTATTTAAAAAGAAGATAAATGAACATAGATATGGAGTAGATAATACAATAAATTTAACAAAAGAAGAACTTGAAAAAATAAATTCAGTAGCAAAAGATTCTTTGGAGGGACTTGATGCAGCATTAAGTGCATTTATGAACTCTATGGGGATTAAACCAAGTGGAACAGCTGAATTGTCGGCACTAACCCAAAGCATTCAGGGTATAACCGAACGTGAAGCCGAAGCTCTTGAGAGCCTACTAAATTCCATCAGGTTCTTCGTTTCCCAGCAGACAACCGACATTTCCGCAATTAGAGCATTGTTGGATGCCCGGTATTCGCTTGAATCTGAATATTCAGATGCGAATCCGATGCTTATTGAGCTAAGGATGCAGACGGGATATTTAGAGCGACTTACAGATTATATAAGTAGGGTATTTGCGCCAAGTCCAAACTCTAAGGGTCCGGCTTTACGTGTAGTTATGCAGTAACTTTCAGAAAAAACAGTTAGCGGTAATTCTTTCGGTTACCGCTATTTTTTTGCTTGTTTATTTGTATAAATGAAACTAATTAGTTACATTCGCATATAAATTTTTAAATGATGTTATGCCTGAAATTTGCAGATTCTTTGGTATTATAATAAGTTTTTATTGGAGAGACCATAATCCGCCACATATTCATTTTTCTTATGGTGATTATGAGTGTTCTATAAGTGTGTTGGACAGAATAGTAGATGGTCAGGCTCCCGCTAAGGTGATTGTCAAAGTGAATGAATGGATTGACTTGCATGAAGCTGAAATTCTTACTTTATGGGAAAAAGCCCAAAAGGGTGAGAAGATAAATAAAATTGAACCATTAAAATAAATGCTTATGCTACGGGTAGTTGATGTTGATTATATCAAGGATTATGAACTTTTGGTGACTTTCAGTGACGGGAGTAAAAAAAAGGTTGATTTGAAGCCCTATTTGACAGGTGAGGTTTTTGGCGAGTTATTAGATAAAGATAAGTTTATTCAGTATGGACTGACTCGTGTTACTATTGAGTGGGTAAACGGAGCCGATTTAGCTCCTGAGTTTCTTTATGAAATTGGAACTGCTGCATAATGAAAGAAGGTACATTGTCTGAATTTGCAGAGATTATCCGTAGTCGTCGTAAGGCGTTGAATCTTACTCAGAAAGAATTGGCAGAGAAAGTCGGAAAGAAACGCACCTATATTGCCCGTATAGAAAAGGGAGAGACAGATATGCAACTTTCCAGCTTCATTAGTATTTCTCAGGCACTGGGCATTAAATTGAAAACGGAGTATTAATAACTATCTATTCAATTAAAGTTTCTATCGTAAACTCTATGCGAGGACTTTCTTTGTCTATGAGTTTCCTTGCGCATATCTCAGCACACAGCCTGTCGTTACGAATAGCAGATACGGCTTGCAAACAGTCCAAAACGCATTTTAGTGCATTATCCAGATCGGGACGGTCGCTGGAGAAATATACATCAACTGTAAGCTTAAACCTCTTATTTATGTCAGTATTACGGATTGAACACTGCATAAAGAAACTTTCCTCATACTTTTTTGTCTCTTTCGTCTTTGCGAGCGTACCGTGACCGCCCAGAGTAACAATCTTGTATGAATTGGATTTACTTGGGATAGATCCGTAAATTATCTGTTTGTCGTATATCATGACTATTCTTCCGTTTTCAGATAAATATTCTTCAATTCATCCTTCTTTAGCGTACCATACTTTATCCCTCTTTCAATACGCTTCCTTGCATTGCCATCTTTAGCCTTATCGGTGTTCTTTGAGTTGTCCTTAGACACTATCAGCTTCACCAGTTCATTCAACGGTATAGGGTCTGTCGTCCTTCTGTCCCAAATGGAACTGAAAAACTCTTTAGCAGGCTTTCCCATCAGCAGCTTCTTTTCCGTCTCTTCGCCCACCTTCTCAAAATGCAAATAAGGATCTGCTACAATATTGAAATAGGGCAGCAAAGATTTTTCGTCCGGCTCGCTCACCATCCGTGTTTTCAGAAGTTTCAGGTATCTTCCGCCTGTCTTTGTACGTCCTATGGCAAACACCCCGTCCGCAAAATTGGAAAGGATCTTACTCCCCGCCATGTTAGTCTTCGACAAGGGCTTCCATTCCTCTATCTTAGGCGTATGCGCTATCACCATAATACTGATATTCATTTCTCTCTTCAACCGTGTCAGCCCGTCCATAATAGCACCCGCATACTCCGCTTCCGCTGTCTGTGTGGAAAGATAGGAAAGGTTATCGAGAATCATGACCTTTGCCCCGGTATCAAGCAATTTATCCTTGATACCCTCAATCACATTCATATTAAACTCATCACTATCCACGTCCTCAGATATAGTACACCTTATAAGTGACTTCGGGAAATCCGCATTTTGGTACCGTCTTGCAAGTTGCCTGTCCGAAAGCTCAAAGTCAAAGTAAAGGACGGTCTGCGGATTCATTTCTACCTCCGCGCATTCGCTCTCCCCTTTGGCTATCTCGTAAGCTATCTGCGTAGCTAAAATTGACTTTCCTATACCGCTATCCGCAAATAGGAATACAAGCTCGTTCTCCCACCAAAAATAGCCCCACAACCTATGGATAGGCGGCTTCTTCTTGCCGTCCTCAATGACAGACTGCATATCGGAAGAGCTGAACAATGGTATTTGTTCAACCACATCTCCATCATCGGGAATATCACGACCTCTTTGCTCAAACCGCTCTATGTCGGCTTGTATTTGCTCTTCTTCGGTCATATATCAATCTTTGAATTTACCTGTCTTTACCTGCCAAATACAATCAGCAACCCATCCAATCATATAAGAAAGCGGCTCTTGGTTTTCATCATCCAATTTGTAGCCAATATCAGAGAGAATATCCATTGCTACATGAGATGCTTCATGTGCAATCGCTCCGATATTCACACTATTTGCAATCCAAACAAGGCTACCCAAATAACCGTTATCCTTAGATTTGACTTGAAATACCATACCGTCAAAACCATCACCTATATCTTCATTTATAACAAGTTCAGACTTGTCGGTATCGGTAAAATGCCTCTTTATCAACTCACTGTTTCCTCCTTTCAGTACCCACAATTTACGTGGGTAAATGACAGGATTGAATTGGTGTATCATGTTACTCATATATCATTTGTTTTTAGCAGGGTGCGCCAGCGTTACCAACGCACCCGTAACCTTTTCTGCACATGGCAGATAGGCTATTGTACAATTTCCCAATCTTCGGCAAACACATCACTGATAGACGGAACCCAGCTATCGGCACGCCCAGTATTCTCATTGTAGATAAGACACTGACTTGTGTAGTCAATAAACCCTTTACCTTTCAGAATAAGGTCTTTTGCAGATTGTGGAAGCGATTGCATCTTATGAATGATTTCGCTTTCGATATGTGCAGGAACTTGCTTGAATACCATCAAGCCTTTGCCGTTCCAGCCATCACGCCTAATAGCTAATCCAGCTTTTAGGTATTCAATAGCTTGACCAAAATTAAGGCTACAACTTCCTCCGATGCCTGTTTCCATCTTTGTAGCTCTTTGATTTAGGATCTGCCAATAATTGCACATCATTCTGTATTGGACTTTAAGCATACCTTGCATAACGCTATCAAATTCCTTGAATTTATCGCTTTCAATAAACGAAGCAAGCCCGCTAAATTTCTTGCATAGCTCATCTGATTCAATTTTCATCCTATTCAAAGGAGTTTCAGTAAGTTTATACGCCTTCTCGAATGGCTCTGCTGGACTCCATGACTCGTAACCGTCTTGATACTTCACATGATAACCAGCGTTATCCTTTTCTGCTTCGTTAGGCACTCTACCTGCTTGCAGGAGACCTCTATCATACGCTTCGCCCATTGTCATAGGCTCTGCTTCAATCTGTTTTGTTCCAATGTACTTTTTCATATCAATTCAATATGGTTTAATTGTTTCTTGATTCATTAATTTTGCCATAAAATCATGCTTTTCTTGTTCGGTTGCTTTTCGTACCTCACCTCCCCACATGAAATTTCTAAACCCCGTACTCTTTTTAATTTCACCATCATGCCATCCTACAAGAATACCATAGCCGTCACTAGTCACGCATCCGTTATAAATGAAAACTCTTTTATCTATCGGATTGTACATTTCCGATTCTTTACTTGATGGGATTCCATACAGAAAATCGCCAATACAATATTCTATTCCTTTCATAATTTCTTATATTTAAGTCCAAAACACACCCTAATCATAAACCTTTGGAAAAATCCTATCTTCTTATAAACTGCGATATTACTCTTTGTCGGCTCATGTTCCCATTCATACTTGTACTATTTCAAATTCGTCACAATGTTTTTCTCCAATCCACATTCTTTTTTGATTTTCAGTTGCAGTTTCATAGATTCTTCCTCTCTTAGAAAGATTCCTTTTTCTGAAAATTGCTTCTTCTCCCAATTCGTTATACATTTTTATTGAAGGTGATAATCCCTTTGCCCTGCAAAAGAACAATCCGGTTTCCTTATGTCTGAATTTTACTGCCATTTTTATTCCTCGCTTTCTTTTTTCTTAAACTCAGCGCAAGCATCTTTAAAAGGAGAAACTATGAATCCTGAGATACTAAATTTATAATTATAGCACACGTAATCATATCCCCATTTTCTACAATAAGCACAATCCTTGCAACACATAATCAATTACTATTTAACCCATTCAGACTTAGTTATACAATTCATAGACTTAAACCTACCTGTCACATCGTTGTGACCGTAGGAGTACACATAGCAAACGCCTTTCCCGTCAATATGAACGGTAGATTCACCGCCAACATACAGCTTGCAAACGCTACCTTTCGGCACATGGAACTCAACCTTTGAAGAAAGCACCGTTGTAATCGTACAATCCTGCTCTATTTTACCGTTAAAGTCCACATACAGGCACGAAGTATATCCGTCCTTACTCCGCTTCCATTTACCGTTTATATAGTCAGAAAACGTCCGTTTCATGTACTGAATATCCATACCGAATCCAAAGCTATGAGCATCTGCCAACAGCTCCACACCGTTTGAATCCAGTGCCATATCCATCAGCTTCTCCTTGCTTGTGGCCGCATCCCATTTGTCTTTGTATGCGCTACACAATCCAAGCATCATGGCATTACGTTTAAAAGAAAGTAAATCATTCATACAATAGGGAATTTCTTAAGCTCAACCTCAATCAACTCATTTATCTTACGCACAATATTATCAGATTCGGGTGTGTTCTTGTATTTACGGGCCGCGTTCATTATATTCCTTGCTGAAATGCCTGCATGTTTTTCAATAACACTATACGGAACTCCAAACCTGTCATGCGCCACAATGAAAACCACAGCCCTAGCTAATCGTTTTGTAAGAAATATATTAGTAACACCATTATAAAGTGTAGAAACGGATACAGGATCGTATTTGTCCATTGCAAGAGCTGTGAATGCTTCATTCACGCAATGGCACACAATGTATTCAACCTTTCTTAAAACGTCTGATTTTAAAAAACTTTCTTTTACCATATTCCGCTATGATTTTCTTCTGGTCTTCATTGATGATTTCTCCGCATATATACATATTGCCTATAATAGCTTTCCCGAACTCTTTAATCTTGTGCCCTCTCATTCCCAAACCGCAGTCTACTCCTCTGGAAACGGCAGGAATAAGGACATGCGTATTGACAAACCCCTGCACGGGAATGGCATTGATTTCAAACTTGACCTGCCCGCGCCTGATCCGTATCCCTCCGGTCTCAACATCCGGGATGAATATTCCTTTACTGACCTCACCCGTATTCTTATCCTTGAAAGACACCCATTTCGCCCCCGGATGATTGCCGATATTGATGTAAATCCTGTATACATTATCTGGATTATACCTGTCCTTCCTCGGCTTCAGTACTTCCATCGAATACCTCCTTCGCTTCCTCTACCATTATCGCTTTCTGTTCAAATTCAGCATTCGCCTTCAAATCTTCTTCAGGCGGCGTAGTGTTCATTGCCTTATTCAAATCATTCATTTGCTGTTCTATCCACTTCATGTAGTTCTCAGCTTCCTTCTGTGCTTCATTAACATCCGTGAATACAGCCATTGGCTTGATAAGGTTTGCTTCGGTAAGTACCTTCATACCGTCCAAGAACTCCTTGTTGGTTGAAGTCGTATCACCGAACAGCTCATTCTCCTTACCTTTAATAGACTTCTTGAAGTCCACCATATATTTCAACCAAGCATAGAGGGATGTTTCGTGAGCCACACCGTCCACCCCTACTGCGTATGGGGTAGTGAACACCCGGAATCCTGTATAGTTCTTAAACATTATCCCGGTTCGGCACACTACAATCTCGAACGAACCGAAATTCTCCCTCTCCAACACATCCTTTTCTTCGATGATGAACTCAAATCCTTGTTGTTTCTTTGCCATAGTAAATTCAGTTTTATTCTTTATCGTAATCCATTACGTTATCCGCATCAATACCATGAGTATAAGAATACTTGACACTATCCTCCCCAAATGCGATAGTGGTATCATATATTTCATCGCTTTGGTCAAAGTCAACATATATAGAAGCATCGTACTTTCTCAACAATGCTTGCATTTCAAAAAGAAAAGCATCTTTATTGTTTATCGGATCTACTTCTTCAATTGGGCACGATTCTGCGGTCATAATAGGCGTATCAACTGCAACCCACCCATCTTTGACTATGATAACTTTTGAAATCGCATCTCTGTTTTTATAACGCACAAAGTCGCCTACTTTGAACTTTTTTCCATTATCACTCATACCTATTCCTCCCGATTCTTGCCTTTTCGACCTCTCTTCGGCTTGAACGCTTCCTTAGCATCCTCAACCTCGATAATACACTCTCCCTCATCCTCAACGGTGGCGATGGTCTCATTCTCTTTCAGTTCTTCCTCTTGGGCAGGATTAGCCGCTTCCTCCGCTTCCTCCACAACAGACTTCCCGAATCTCGGCTTCTCCTGGTTCATGTTCAGCTTCTGCATATCCATCGCGTACTGCAACTGGTACACCTTGAACTTCTCATCGTCCGAATCAATGATTTCAGCTGTATAATCAGGATAGTGCATTGCGATAGTCCTTCTGTTAGCCTTCATAGCCATTCCCAACGCTTCCTCATCCACGTACATATACGGGTGGATAGAAATAAGTCCGTCAATAGGAGAAAGCCTACCGAACGTCTTTTTATACTGGATAAGCCCATCAGCCCTCTGTTCAACAATGGCGTAGGCGTTCATGAGGTTCTTTTTCTTGATAAGGGCTATAGCCAGTATCCAGGTAAGTCCCAAATCGGGATTGAACTTCTTAGGCAATTCCCTAACTCTCGCAAAGGTTAACGCTTCTGATAAGGTTTCTTCTTCTAAAAACATAGTGATATAACTTAATTATTATTCAGCAGGAAAATTATCATCATATCCGAAAGAATGTCCGTATACATTCTTAAACGTAAACGTCACCTCCTTGTATTTCTGCCCGTAAAGGGTATCGCTTTTAGGCTCCGTGGCTCCTGAAAGGTACATCAAAACCTTCCTCCTTCTTGCAGTATCCCGGTACGCTATCTTGCAGCCAGACACAAACTCCAAAAAGTCATGATAAGACGAATCGTCCTTCCCGTCATCTCCGTCACCCTCCAGGAACACTAATGTCAACTTTATGGTAGTCTGCTTGTAAGCCGGAGTACCGACTACGTACACATCCGCCTTGCTTGTCTCTGCGAAGTCCTCTGAATACACGTTCTTAGGCTCCCCGTAAGAATTAAGACCCGTGCATTCCTTGTATCTCAATCCGGGGAATTCCATTTCTAGGTCCTTCCAAAGGGCCCCTTCTTCCCCGAAACGCTGCATTTCAAATTTTATATTTGCCATGTGACGAATATTAGCTACAGCAAATATAGAAAATTAAAAAGTTTTATTAAAGCATTTATTTAGTAAATTGCATTTAAATCACATATTTACAATGATGTTTGTATTTTTAAATCATGTACAAACCAAAAGAATACTTATGAATAAAAATCACTTTACTCATTTGAAACAGAATACCTTTGTTTTATCAAAATAATTATTATTACAAAAGAAAATCCCAAATTCAGCCTAAATAAAAGCCATAAAGTACAATAACACATTATCCCCATTCTAAAGTATACATTCCAATCACTACCATGCATTGCATAATACTACAACATTACATATTAGACACACCCTATATAAATAAAGGAAAAATGTCTAATCCAAAATCAACAAAAGAAAGTAACATAAAGAAAAGTGAGCGATAGCGAACTCCGCTCTCCCTTTTATTATAGAATATAATGAAAGGGGCTTTACAATTCCCAAACAATACAAGTTTTTTTAACATTTTATTTCAAGCAAACGTAATGAATAGCTAGAAAACGAATAAAGCAGAAAATCATAATAAAGCCATTTTAAGAACTATAATATCGTAAAATGATACAAATACCATCGAACAAATAAAACTCCGCCAGAAAGCAAAAATAGGTAATAAACGATATTATGAGATTGAAAAGATAATATGAGGAGATGAACTATTCTTTTCAAAAAAATTCAAAAAAAAAAATTCGGAGGAGATTGGACGTCCGGATATCCACCCGCTTAGGGGGGAGGGGGGGGGGGATGGTTATAAGTAAAATATAACTTACAACGTTTCACGACGTCCGTTTGATTCGTTGTAAAATAAAATGAAGCGGGATTTTTTTGAATAATTTATACCATTATGAAGTATAAAAAAATGATTAATATACGCACATACATGGCATATCTTTCGCGATCAATAGATATGTGAGAAAAACACGTAAATAATATAGCGTTTAATATAATGGATATTAGGCCTATTATGGGGCATGTTTAGCCTTAAAATAATTTGTAATTTATTGAAAATAAAGTAGTTATTGTTTGGTAGTTTCATTTTTTATGCGTAACTTTAAAGTGTAAAAGAAAGAGAGATATGAAATATATCGAAAACTCTTTTACATTGTGTTCTCAATATGATTGGAATAAAAAAGAGCCTAACAAATTGGAGTTTGTTAAGCTCTTAGGTATAAAGGTAGTGAGGTACTACCAGATCACAATCACAAAAGTACTTCATTTTCTCATACCGGCAAGGGTTCTCGTCATATATTTTTTACTGTGTTTGATATTGGTTATAGAGTGTAACAGAACACAATGTTATTTACTAGTTGCAATAAATAGTATAATAAATAAAAAATAGAGTTATGAAACAAGGATTTATAAATGAAGTTGTTAACGAAGTTAATACAACCTGGGCTGGCAGCTATGAAGCAAAAGGAGTAGGCGAATTAATTATTGTTTACTTCGAAGGTAAAGAAGTAGCTTTTATAAAAAATTATAGAGCGGATAGCGAAGAAGAAGGACACGAAGACGAAGTAGAGACTTTACAGTATTACTGCGATATCATTTAATATATAAAAAATTATATAGTTTATTTTAGGTATCAGGAGGATAAGTATATGAAAACAAAGATGAATTTCTACACCGCAAGCGGTTGGGCTGGATCAAACTATGATAGTAATTTAAGTACAAAGGAAATCGCCGCAAAGGTCAGGGTTTTTGCAAAGAAGAATTTTCCGGAATTTAAATTTTCTGTCCGCTCTGAATGGAGCATGTACACGGATTCAATGGCGGTTGAATTAAAAGCCGGTCCTTGCATTCCCTTTGTTGAAGGATCAAGAAGCGCGGAACGTGGTTATATGTCCACAATGTCCAACGTGAAGGCATGGAAAGACGAGTTAACCCCGGAAATTTTTAAGGCTCTGGACGCTGTTACGACTTATGCAAGTTCTTTCCGTTACGATGATTCCGACGGTATGCAAGACTATTTCGATACTAATTTTTATCTGAGTATAAAAGTAAGTGATGAATATAAGGTTATAGAGCCGAAAGCGAAGAAAAGCAGCGTTAAACCTGAAAAGGTTGAGGAAGCCAAAGAAGTGGAAGCCGTGACGGTTGAAGGTATAGAAGTCGTGGACTACTCCGAAAAGGCTATAGCGGTATTCGGCGATACAAAAGCTATCAAAGAGCAATTAAAAGAATTGGGCGGACGCTTTAACCCGTCTTTAAATTACAACGGTGAAAAGCGCGCCGGCTGGATATTCAGCAAAAGGAAAGCGGACGAGGTGCGGGAATTGCTCGTACCTTCAGCAGAAGAGAGCAAAGAAGAAGAAGCAGCAGCGGGCGATAAAGGAATACAGGTAGTAATAACAGAAGCGAACGAGGCGTACCCACTCGAAGGAATAACATTTACCGAAACGAATAACTTAAGCGGTGTATGTTATTTCGATGTGGAAGGGGCTGGAATCATAACGAGCGCGAAAGTACGCGCGGACATACAGCCTGGCGACATTTTCAACGTGTACACGAACGAGGAACGCAAATACGGCGTAACCTATGACGGTGTAAGCCTTAACAGGAGCTTATACAACGATTTGCCCGGTATTATTGAGTTTAACAACAAGATAGAGGCGAATACATTAAGCAAATCATCTTTTTATAAACCGATGGGCGAGAATGTAGAGTTTTACGAAAAGAAGGTAACGGGCAAACGGTACATTGCGAAAGATAAGCCTAAACGTGGTTTATATCACGTTGTGGACACCCTGTATAATTGCCCGGTGGATTTCTACCAAACGAGGGAGGAAGCCGAGAAACAAGCGGAAATGCTTAACGGGTTTACGGATGGTAACGGACGGTTAAGAAGTATTATATAATTATGGAAACAGCAATTTATCAAGGGAATGCCTATCGAGTTGAAAGGGTACACATTTCGCAAGTAAAACCGGGTGACACCATATTGCACACGGACGGACTTGTACGGACGGTTTGCCGCAACAACATACACCGCGATTCGTTTTGGGGAATCTCTTTGTTTGGACATCCTTATTTGCTCGGAACAAAGCCCGTTATCCGTTTTATTACAGACAATAACGGGCACCTTATTGCGGCAAAAGACATGAACAAATAAAACTTTGAATTATGAATACGGAATTAATTATTTGCCCTGAATATCAGGCAGAAGTATTTGAGACACAAGCAGCGGACAAAGGGTGTGAAATAATCAGCAAACGCCCGGACGGGTTCGATAATTTCGCCTACGAGGTGAAAGGCCAGGCGATGTATAACGAGGGGGGCAGGCGTTGACAGATACAAAACGGATGCGGTGACGGTAAACAAGACATACCACAATTTTAGAGTTGAAACAAAATATTATATAAACGAATAAATAAGGAGGAGGCACTATGTTTTTTATTCTAATTATCATCTGGATTATAATTGGTTGTTATAAGGAGATGACAGGGAAGAACGGTTTTTAAACCGAATTATCCGCCAAAGGTTCAACGCCTTGCAAGTGGTGCAAGTTCCACGGGCGGAACTATTACTAACTAAAACATTTGAATTATGAAAGAAAAACAAACTAAAATCAACCAAAACACTGAATCTAACGAAATGGAAATTTGGAAAGATATTGCAGGATTTGAAGAATATTATCAAGTTAGCAATTTAGGTAGAGTGAGGAGCAAGGATAGAATAATAACTACTAGTGTAAATTCGTATCTGAAAAAGGGCAGGGTGCTTAAATTACACTATGACAATAAACACCCTTATTTATCTTTTGCATTACATGTAGAAAACACTAACAAAACGTGTATGGTTCATAGGATTGTTGCAGAAACATTTATACCGAATCCAAAAGGATTACCTTGTGTAAACCATAAGGATGAAGACAAACGAAATAACAATGTTTCAAATCTTGAATGGTGTGATTATTCGTATAATGCAACATATAAGGGAGCAAGATACAGAAATGTGATTAATAGGACAAAAAACGGTTCTAAAAATTCTGAAAGACCAGTATTGATGTTTAACCTCAACGGAGATTTTATAAAAGAATTTCGTTCAACGTATGATGCAGCAAGAGAAATAGGAGTTTCAAGAGTTAGGATAGTTGCTGTATGTACTTGTTATAGAGGTTCTAAACAAACAAAAGGATTCAAATTTAAATATAAAGATGATTATGAAAAAGTATTGTGAATATATCCGAGTTTCCACAAAGCGGCAAGGGTATTCTGGATTAGGATTAGCCGCACAACAGGAAATAAACCGTGATTATATCAAATCTGTAAACGGTGAGATAGTAGAGACATACCAAGACATTGAAAGCGGTACACACAGAGACAGACCGGGGCTTTGGAAAGCGATTGAATATTGCAAAGAAAACAAAACAACGCTTTTGGTTGCAAAATTAGACCGTTTGGCAAGGGATGTTGAATTTACCTTCAAAATAATCAATACAGGCATTGATATTCATTTCGTGGATATGCCAGCGGTAAACACTATTATTCTTGGTGTCTTTGCATCCGTGGCTCAATACGAGAGGGAACTAATTTCTAAACGAACTACTGATGCACTACGTCAACGGAAGAGACAAATTGAGCAAGACGGTTATTTCATTTCCAAAGCTGGGAACAAATGCACCTCTTTAGGCGGAACAACGACCGGGCAAGCAAAAGGTGGCAAGGTGAACGGAGAGAAGAGAAGGAAAGAAGCGATGGGAAATAGTACTAATCGAATTGTAGGCGAGCTGTTGAAAGATTGTGTAACTCCCCAAGATATTGACAGGGTAGCCGAAAAACTTAATGCTATGGGCTTAAAAACGCACTCAGGGCTTGAATTTACCCGTAACAGGCTCACAGCATTACGGACAAAGATAAACAGGCGTACAGAATACGCGCAAATATGTGCAGGGTGAAATACTGTTTCAATTCTACCTTAGTTCAATTAAAAG